GAGTCATCCTTACATAATCAGTGCCATCATAAGATCCATCTGTATGTGCGCCTATATTATGAAGAGCTTCATCAATTTTATATGTTAAAAGATCTCCATTTGGAGCTATGGATTGATTTAATCTTGCTGCCAAAGTTCCTGTTGTTCCAATAGCAGATTCTAGAATTGCAGTATTAGCATCTACAGAATTATTAATTACCTCATCTCTTTGAGCCAAGGCATCAAATGGTTGATTATCCACCTGATAATAATAAGGCTGTAGTGCTTGATAACTTGGTACTGGGATTATACTAATATTAGGCATGATATATTTAGAACGAATTACAGCAAATTTATACGCCAGTTCCAAATAATTTGAATATCAGATGTTTTTGACAATGGCGAAAATGTCGCCATTGAGTATAAAACGTCATTATTCAACACTAATCCCATTTCAGAAAGCGAATAACCATTAGCATCGCTGAAACCTAACACAGAAGTAAAAATAACCTGTGTTGGGTTAGAGTTGTCAATACTTGCTGATACGGTCTTAGAAGCCCTAGTAATGCCAAACAAACCAGTTCTATCTTGATTTACATATCTTAAGGTTGTACCGTCAACACCATTGTCACCAAAAATCATTCTTGAGACAAACTGTTCATAACTACCAATGCTATTAGCTAAAACTTTTACAAGTTCAGCTCTACCACCAGCCAAAACAGCATTCTTGAAATCTATGACTTTCTCGGTGCCATTTTTGTCAATAATTTTACCACTTACAGAACCAAGAAAATTCGTTGAATCAATCATATGTTCCCTTCAGTTTTCTTATTATCTTTAGTTAAAATAGTGTAACCAATACTTTCTTCTTGTACCGAAAAGTCTTTAGTCTCAGAACCAGAAGCTAAATCAGTCATTGCAAATGCTGGCAAGTTCATTATCTCATTTGTAATTACTTCTTGACCAGATCTATCTACAAAATCAAAATCTTGTAACATAATTGTTGCCGGATCTTTCACATATCTTATCAAGTCGTAAGAAACCGATGTTCCACCACTTGATATCGTTCCCCATTCTTCAAATTTACCAGATAAAAATAAATACTGATTAAGTCCTATTGTTTCTTCGCTTATTATCGAATAAAAAGAACTGTTAATTTCAATTAAATAGTTTTCTTTAAATGTGCTATCCTCTAATGCATTCGGATCATTTGGATCTGTAAATGTTGGGAAAGTAATTGGTTTTAAAAATAACATTTTATTATAATCTAAATTTCCACTATCAGCAGTAATTCTTTGCAATACTTTACCACTTACTCCACCTTGATCACCAGCATTGTAATTATCTATATAAATTTCGTTTGATGTATCTGGATATCCATCAATGTAATACTGAGAAGAATCAGCATCAAAGAAGAAATAATTGTTTCTTGTTAAAAATGTTTGAATGTTTCCAATACCAGTTCCAGCATCAACTACTACTCTTCCCCTATAAACAACATTGTAAATACCATCATTTGATTCAAATATTATATTATTACTATTATCAAGAAGCTTGTAATCTAAATTTTCATAATAAGAATTTGTGAGAGACCCATCGTTCAGCAAGTAAATCTCATTGTTGACTATATTTGTTATTTCATAAATTAATCCAGTTGAAATAATTTGTATCTTCCAACTTGCAACAGCCTGACCATTGTCAACATCAAATATAGTTTTTATTGGATAATAAAGGAAGTCTAAGGTAGAATCTGTTATAAAATACAAGTTATCTTGATAAACATCAAAATTAGAATCAGATAAAACAATATTGGAAAGTATAAAGCTAAATTCTGTTGTGTTTAAAGGTTCACTAATCGAACCAATTATTTCAACATAATTACCAACAGGATTTTGAACAGTATATTCTCCGCTATTTACATGTGGAGATAAAATTTCTAATAATGTGTCAGATGAATTATTAGAAATGCCAATCGTTTCTAAATTTTGCAAAGGACAGAACAAAATAATTGATTCATTATATCCATTTGTTGTTCCACTTTCAGCGGTTTGCGCTGTTGCTAACATATTTCTAAGAACTTGACCATACACATTAGGTCTAATATTTCTGTTAAATATTGTATTAGCTTGACCAGAAATCAAATAATCAGAAGCATTATATTTTATTAAAATCTGCCAAGACTCATATGCTGGAAGCATATAGTCTTCCATATAGCCATTAAATTTCAATGTGTGAAGAATTGCATGAAATGGCGTGTATTCAGCAATTATTTCTTGTGCCTCGACTAATCTTATATTAGATAAATCTTGAACAGAAAGTTCTAGATTATATCTAGCACTAATTGTATCTCTACATGGTTCAATAAAGTTCTTGTCAATATCTTTAGGATCAAAACTGTCTCTTAATGAACCGTTATATTCATCCATGTTATAAGCTTGTTCTGAATATGGAAATTCAGTACGAATTTTACCAAAAACAATTGGCTCATAAAATGGATTTTTAACATTTACAATCACATCAAATAAAGGATCTGTCTCTTCAATTGCATAAGTATTCCAATCCTTTGGTGGATACTCAAAATAACGATCATCTCTTGTGTCAATCAAAGACAAACCTAATATGTAATTATGAATTTGAACTTGAGTTTCATTAGGAAATTCTTTTATTTGATATGTAATTTTTAATCTCGAAGATAGCTCTAGAGAGTTTCCTATATATTTCATATAAGAAACACCATTACTTGTATAAATTTCTATGTTGTCTAAGCTTATTGTTGCATAATCTGAAGTATTAGTTTCTAGTTGTAATAAAAAAAATGTATTATTTTTATCTAAACTTACTTTTGACAATTTAAAAATTGTTTCGCCAGAATACAAGAAACTTTCTGTATGTGAATATTTTGTCCCAACTTGCCACAATTGAGAAAATTCAACTAATTCCATTCCTGCATCGCTTAATGCTTGTCTAAGTCCTTCTAATCTGCCTTTCATTTTATTAAGAGGTACTGCTTTCTTAATTTGCTTGCGCCATCTAGTTGGATCAGAACTACGCAGTTTCAAATTGAAAAAGTTAGCCAAGTAAATTAGAAGCGGTTCTTGAAGAACATTTGCATCTAGAAGATCAATAATTTGATTTACTAAATCTTCCATTTGCTTAAATCCATCATTCAAAGCAAGATTAAGCTTGTCTAATATTTCTGGAGTTCTATCTGTATCAGCATATGTACTTTTGTACATTTCTGGTAAATATCTTGTTAGTAAATCATAATACTTTTTTGGTGGAGTTCTGTGTGTTGGATTGCTGGTATATGCAGCAATGTCACTATTAAGATAAAATGGCAAGTGTGCGCTTAATGTATCACCAGATGGATTTGGTTTCCATTTATAACAAATGAAATAATCACCTTCTCTTACATTGAAAGCATCCCAAAAAAATTGAAATCTGCAATAAGGGAATTCATCTGTTGGTGCTTTGATTACAATTGAATCTGTATTTGTTCCGCCACGAACCCAAAGTGGTTGTGTGGAACTGCCAGCTTGAAAAACTATTTGAGAATTTGCGTAGTAAAATGGATTAGTAACAATGCTTTTTTGCCAAGCATCAAAAGCATCGTTTGCAAGTTGAGCATTTTCTTCTGATGGATACTCACAGGCAATATTTTTTAGAACAAGATAACGAGCTTCTAAATTAGCTTGAGATATTTGAGTATCGTATTCTTGAATATTTGGGGAAGCATAATTTCTTTCAATGAAAAAAATTGTGATGTTTTCTATGTAATAAGGATCTATTGGATAGCATTTGTTTGCATCCGGTGTTAAGAATATAAATTCAACCCTATCATTAACTTTAGGGTTATCTGTGTATAGCTTATTCATAGGTAAAATTAATTCTCGTAGTATCTGGTCTAATTATTTCAAAATATCTTGCCCTTACAAGCTTTCCGCTATTTTCAGGATCAGAAGTTGTAAAATAAATATCATATCTTCTTGGCTGTTGCATATCAGACAAAGCCTTAATGACATCAATGTCTCTTAAATTTTGATTGTAATCCCAATTGTTAAGGGAGAAGAAGTTTTGCATTCTTGTTGTTATGTTTGCTCTGATGTCGTCTTCAAACTTTTTGTAATATTTATCAATTACAACATTGATAGAAACATCTGAAAGTATTATTTGTCCATCAAGTATTGACAAATAATCTGTCATCATCTTGTTTTCATTCATGTATTGTGTAAATTCATATTTGAACTGACTGGAAGAAACAGCTAGATCAAAATTATTAACTTTTGTGAGAATATAAAGTTCTATGATGTTTGCACTACATCCAGAATGTCTGAGAACTGCATTTGTTTTTCCCATAACACCATTATATGGAGTCACAAACAAATTAGCATAATTTTTATAATCAGATCCTGATACACATCTATTTTGTGTTTGGTTGTAAATAGGAAGTTTATATCTAATATCATCTATTGTATCGCCATCGTATCCGTATTCACCTTTTGTATAATTGGTAAAATTAACAACTGCACTGAAAACTTCGCCTTCAATTGAAACTAATGACTGTGCATTTACAAAATTTGTAACAATATTACCAGAAGTTCCACCACCGACTCTATAGGTTGCAACAATAGTTGAACCAGTTGGAGGAATGTATCCAGCACGATTATTGCCAAATATAATGAAAACAGAATAATCAGAATTGTATTCAACTCTATATTCTCTCTTTGGAGCTGATTCTGTAAAGTATTTTACTTGTTCCCAAGTGACACCGTCAACGCTTACTCTAATTGAATCTAATAGCACTGGAGAAAAGTTTAATAAGTAAGCTTGATCTGTTCCACCAGTTCCTGCGAATGTATCTGTGTATGTTCTTCCTTCAATACCAACTATATTGCTATTAATTAATGATCCAGATGTTATTACTATGTTTTCATCAAATATTGGTCTTCCCAAAGCATCAGAAGCAAATAATTCAATTGTCGTTGTAACATTATTATTAAATATATCAACAGCATAAGGAGTTTGAATTACAAGATCTACGTTGTATGTGTTTGGAACTCTTGCTGTCCAAAGACTTTTTCCAGCAATAGGTGGTTTTGGAACAAATCCTACTAGATTTGCTAGACGTATTGCGTTTTCTAATTCTGTAACTGTGTCAATAAACACTTCATTGGCGATTTGATCTGTCTTGAAGGACAGTGTATCAGCAATAAATGCCCAGTTTTCAATAAGCATGATACCAAGACTTGATTCAACAAAGTCATTGAACTCTGTACCAAATTTTTCTTGAATATAAGCAACCAATCGAGATTTCATTGACCAGAAATCTTGATTGGTGTAATTTAATGAAAAAATTTGAGGTCTTGTGCCATTAGCCCCAGATTTATATGGCGTTAAATCAAACGGACACTTCTCCACGGTCAACCCCCTTCGAACGGTACTGCTAGCACAAGTTCTTCAATAATATTTATTTTCTCTGGATTTATATAGTTAATTCGGATCAATACTCCATTCTTGTTTGTCGAATTATAACCAGCTTCAGTTTTTTCAACCAAATCTGTTACAGTAATTGCTGTTACAGTTATTCTTGGTTCCCAAGTGCTTATTGAATTAGATATTTCTCCTGCAATAGCACTTTTTGTGGCATCAGTGTTTTGTTCAAAAATATACTTTCTCAAAGCTGTGCCATATTGTGGCAACATAACTCTATCACCGGGATTTGTTAATATTAATTGAATCAAATCACTTTTTAAGTTTTTAGCGCCAATTTGAGTATAGAAAAATCCTAATGGATTTTTAAAAATTGGAAATGGAAAACCTTTTAAATCAGCCATTATTAATTTCCTTCAAGAGGTAAACCACCAGAACATAAATCTTCTCCCGGCAAACAGTTATCAGTTATATTTAGAGCGCCAAGCCCAATACCACTAGCAGAATTGCTACAAGAAGCATAAACTCTATCACTTGCTCTTACACATCCATTTACTAAAACGAGAACTGGGAACACACCCGGAATACACTGATCAGGATCTGTTGCTGTAGCATCATCTGTAGCTTGATTCAAATCAATTTGCAAAACATTCTCAGGAGGTGGATTTTCTGCTTCATCTGGTGGAATTGGTGGATAATCTCTACCAGCTAACAGGTAAATTTTTTCATCAAATTGTATCACATGATTGCCTTTTCCTTTGTGATAAAATGTCTGTTCTGTATAATCAAACCTATTAGTTGCCACATAATTCATTTTGTGACCTTTTACATATTCAAGAGCGTTTTCTTCAGCATAAAGGAATAGATTCCCACCTGATCTTATTTGAATATATCCTGATTCTTCCACGCCTTCAAAACCTTCTCTTAATGTAATTTGATGTGGTCTTGAACCATTTTCTATTGTCTTTTGTGGCGCAGTAATAGAAATATATTGTCCTAATGTTTTATTTTGATCAGAACTATCATCCATTCTTATGGACAAACCATAACCAGTTCTTAATTGCATATAAGCAGCGGTTGCTTTTGGTTCTGGAACAGCGCCATCTCTTCTACAAGGATATTCTCTAAGATTTCCTCCATCACAAAGGAAAATTTCATGCTGACTAGTAGAATTTATTTTCACACCTTGTTTTGAAGAAGCAGCGTCTGTGCAATTTAGACCATCAACAGCATCACATAAAAATATTTGATTTCCTAAAGCACTTTTTATTTTTACTCCATTATTATCTGCTCTAACTTTATCTGTGTTTGTTCCAACTCTTTCAATATCATTAAGTTCAATTAAATGTCCAGTTGTTGATTTCCAATAAGATCTACCAACAAATTTATCATCACAACCAAAATCAAATGCTCGAATGCTTCTATCCCATTCCATATTGCCTCTTGGCTGATGGACAGAATCATCCATTACAAAACTGTGACCAGAAATAGAAAGAAACTGTATGCCTGTTTGAGGTAAATCACACTTATTATTTTGTGGAGTTTGTGGACCTTTATATGGTCTGCATTCGCTTTGTTGTTTGAAAAATGGATTTCTACCAATTTGTGAGTCTGGATTAATTTGACTTTCAGGTTCCCCACCAATTATTGTGGATCTATCATCTGTAGAACAACCAACTTCTTCGCTTTTAGCAATGACCGGATTATCTTCATAATCAGGATTAAATAAATCAGATATACTTCCTGCTAAAGGAAAACGTGTAAAATCTTGATAAGAAAACGCTTCAGGATTAGGAACTCCTTGAATACAACTAGTATCGCCATCTTTAGCAAAATTTGCACAAGCTGGATGCGCCCACTGACCCCCATAGTGTAAATGGTCATCTTTAAAGCACATCCAGTTGCCATTGCCGCTCATTATTTCTAATCTTTTCCATTTACGGTTGCAACTAGGATCTCCATCAACCATTTTCATCATGTGTTTTTCTGGAGTTTTAAAACCATAAATGTTCGGCGTTGTCGTTCTCTTAAGAATATTTGGGTCAGAAATTATTTGTTCAATTGAATCAATGTCAAATCCATTGTATGATTCTGTGTTCCAAGGAGGCATGACTTGTGATCCATCATTAGCTCCACAAAGATATCCGTTTCTTTTTCCTGCATAAATATCGTTATATTCTATGATTGGATAGCCAAAATAGTTTAATGCGCCCGGTGCTCTATCTCTTGTCCATGTTGTTCCAATATAATAACCAGCACCATTCATGCCATTTTCAAAAGCTACAATTATTGTTGAACCAGCAGGAGGAACCCATGATGCTCCACAGTCATCAAATCCACCAAACGAAGATATTGCTGATGCCCAAGGTAATCCTTCAATAGGAATAGTTGGCTTATGCAAAATTGGAGAAAAATATTGAACTGCATTTTGTTTCCATACATCATATGTGCTAACGCAAATTGCTGTATAAATTCCGTAATTATTAATTGGTTGTACTAAATCGGAAATACGCAACTTGTCTGTCGTATCCCACATCGTAGCAATTAAGTCTTCATGCTCTTGAAGTTTTTTAACAATATCATCAATTTCCATACAAATTACCTTCTTATGATTTTAAAGCTCTATTATTCTGTTCCACACCAGTTAATTTCAATTTAGTAATCCATTTACCATCTGATAATTCATGATCACAACCATTTATCAAAAAAGCAATAGATGATATCTGATCATTTATTGTTGGCAGAGAAAGCCAGACACCATTGATTTTACCATTATCAAAAAGATCTGACTGAATAACTGTGAATGGGTTTATAAATATTATTTTTATAAAAGACCCTATAATGTTCCAAGACCAAAGAAATCTTGGATCACCTTGTATTGTCAAATCTGCTGTAACAGCTCCCAACATCGGTTTAGAAAAATTTCCAGCTTCAAGATGTAAAGATGCCGCTTCTGCTGTTTTTTGTCCTATTTCTGCCGGTGGAGAAGACTCTCTATTATTAGAAGTAGCTGCTCCAGCAACTACAGTTTCTTTTCCCGGTTCATTGTTAGTTGCAGAATTTTGATTGCAACCTTGTATAATTACAGATTTTGAGCTATTTGCTCCACCCGGAGCAGCGCCAACAAATCTGTTTGGAACACCAACAAATTCTATTTTTGGGGAAAATGATATTACAGGACTTAAGTCGCCACCGTTAACAACATATGTCCCTACAAATTGTTTTATTTTACAGCTTCTATATTTTGTTCTGTCAATTAAACATTCAGTACTTTCCGCTTCTACTAAATATAAACATTCGTCATTTGCTCCACTTGGATAACATAAAAACACACCTTTTGTATGATCTGTTACAAAATTATTTAAATTTTTTGCTATAGCGTCAAGCACAGGTAAGTTATAACCGGGATAAACACCACTTCTTCCTGCATTAGTATCAGCATTTTTTTGTTTTGCATAAGACCAACCACCATTTTGACCTTGCGGTTGTCTTACCAACGCTATTCTGCTTCCTTGTTTTGGAGCATTTGTTGGTTTTGGAGGACATGTTCCATCTTGCATCAGTTCAAAAGATGTTAATATAGGAATTTTTTGAGAAGATTTTCCCAGAACATTTTGAGTTCTTCTTTGACCCATTTTGGCATCTGGTCCTTTTAATTCTAGTTTATATTTCCAAATGTTATTATCAAAAGTTACATCTATTTTTGTAACAAGGAAATCAATATAAGGTCCAATCGGTTTTCCCGGCAAAGACTGTTTATCTACAAAACTTTGTTGATAAATTGCGTTACCACCATTCTTGTTGGTGAAAACATACCCAAAATTAAGAGAAACTTTAATAATATCAGTATTTTTAACGCCTCTTCTAGGTGTGGCATCACAACGATCTCTATAAACAGAATTATAAAAACTTGTGAAATCCTGACCAGATGTATCAATTATTTCTAATGTTGCACCGTAACTTTGTGATATACCCATGCTGGCAGATTTAATGAAAGCTCTTTTGTCTCTATCTGTTCCTAAAAAGTTTCCTGTTGTTATATAATAAGAAACATATCCATTATTATTTTGCTGTCTAAAATTAGCTTGATTTTCCCTTATTATTCTGAATCTAGCTTCTATAAACGGCGCATAACTTTCATATGATGCGTTTGGAGACAAACCATTTTGACCCGTATCGGGTAATGGTCGTCTTATATTTCCGCATGTATTGTAATTTTTACCATTTACTATAAATGACGGCAGTGATGGATATTTTAAATTAATAGGCATATTACTGGTTATTTATTGGTATCCTAATTGTTTTACCTGCAATAAAATCTTTTATGTCATATATATTGTTGGCTTGCATAATTAACCACCAAGAATCTGGATACCCATAAACGCTATTTGATACAAGATCTGGTCTATACGCATAACCTTCTGGAATGACTGTATACTTGTCAAATTGGTTTGCTGGTATCTCCGTTCTTTTGTAAGTGCTAAATGTTAATTTTTCTTCATCACCATAGACTAAAACAGTTGAATCTTTATATCTTGATAAAGAATTTACATAACTAGAAGCTTTTGCTGTTTCTGAAACTGATATTTGATACGCCATATCATGCTCCCAATTGAATAATTCTATCTGCTCCGGGTAAATATCTACTGTCGTAAACAATTTCAAAATTCAAATCTACATCAAGCTTATAAGGAAGATATTTACCATTTGCACTATTTACATTCCACACTTGATCAGATGGAAATGATACACTATAACTCAATAACACAACTGTAACTTCTGTATCAGCTATTAAACTGCCACATTTAATGCTTAATATTTTAGGTGGAATATAAGGAATAATATTATTAGGGTCTGCTCTAGGATAAACACAAGATTCTAAATTTCTCAAATTTAATATATTTTGATTAATTGAATTCTGATCATATGAAATAAAATGACATTTCCATCCTATTTTTCTAGATCCACCAGAATTAAACGTCTTAAATGGTGTTGATCTACCCATACCAGTTTCTTCAGCATAACCAGCATCTTTACTGTCTGTTATATCTGGTAAGTTGTTCATGAAAATCTGGAAAGTATTTGAACGAATATAGCAATCAGCAATATCGTTCAATGCTCCCGTTGGTCCTGTTGCTCTTCCTTCTGACATTTTTAAATTCCCTCAATATAATTAAATTAGTTATTAACCAGTATATGTTCCATTTACTCCATCTCCAGCAGCAAAATCACCATTCATTCTTTTGCCTAATTTTGGATCAACACCAATTCTATCAATAAATGGCACATTCGAACCTGCTGTGACAGCTCTGCCTCCACCTCTTGCTGCTGCTGCTAAGAAACTGTTAATTGATTCACTAATGTTTTTCAAAGTGTCTAAAATTGGCTCAGAGTTTTCTTCTTGAACAACTGCTGCACCAGCAGGAGTTGTAGCAGCATTGTTCACAGCTGCTTGTTTGTTATTCGCCATTAATTGACTTTTTGGGTCTGCTGGTACAGCTGCTGTTTGTGTTGTATTAGTCGCAGAAGCTGCAAATCTTTTTCTGGTTGCTTCATCTGCAAATACATTTGCCGTAGCTGGGACTTGCGTAACACCAGTTGCAGGAACTGTTGGGTTGTTAATCTTGCCAAATATTTGCATGTTTGAATTAAGTGTTTTTAGTATTTCTTCGGAAATATTTGTTTTTCCAATTTCGTTGACATCATCTATTATATTTTTATAACTATCTTTTATTTCTGACAGATATGATGCAAATATGTTCATTTCGTTAGCAAGTTTTTCCATTTCTGGATTTTGTTTTTCTAAATATGCAGCAACAGATAAACCTCCAATTTGCATTGTTGTCAATCCAACAACTGATTGTAAACTTTTTGTAAATTTTGCGTTTAAATCAGCTGGTATTTCTGGCATTTTTTCTACGGTTGCAATGAAACTACCAAATCCTGTGCTGAATTTTGATAAAGCTTCACTTAACTCTGCAACTGATTCAATTATTGCAACAGCAGATTGGAAATCACCCAAATCAGGTATGGCTTCATTTAAAACTTTGGCAAATGGATAAAACAAATTAGTCATAATGCTGCCCATGCCGCCTACTAATCCCATTAGTGCTTGATGAATTTCTCCACCTTCATTAAATTTTTCAAGAATAGTATTGAGTTTCATTCCTGTTTTTTCTATTTTGGTAGTATTTCCATAAACAACTTTCAAACTTGTATCTGAATTGGTTTTTTCGATGAATTCATTAAACTTACTAAGAAAATTAATTGTAGAACCAATCATTTCTGTAAACGTATTCATTTTATAAATTGATGATTCAACGTCACTGATATCAACTTTGTCTACTGCTGAGAGTAAATTATTTTTGAAATATTCAAAAAGATTTACAAGATTATCACCAATTGGCTTTCCTCCAGTTGGTGTTTTTATATCTCCAATGAATTTCGTTATTTCTTCAAGAGCATTTCCTTTTAAAACTTCTGAAAATTCCGTGCTTATTGTTTTAAGCTTTGAGACAATATCAATAAGAGCAGTCATTACCTTTAATGATTCTGATAGTTTATCTGGAGTGTATCCACTCTTCATTATAGGACCAGCAATTTGATCAATAATAGCTTTTGTCATCAAATACAAAACACTATTTTCTGGCTTACCTTCATTAAGCTTCTTGAAAGCATCTATGTTATTTTTATCAGTTAAAAATGGTATAATTTTTACAAATTCAGACAATCCACCTTGCAACCCACTAATAGAATCTTTAATAGCAAGGATTTTATCCTTTACAATATTTAAATCTTTTACTTCCCAACCAACAAAAATCTGCTCAAACTTATGAATAATATTCTCTAACTGCAAGAAAAATCCATGATCTTTCAGTAAGAATCGAATATTTTCTTGATAATCATTCCACGCTTTATTGTTTGTAAAAGCAGCAATTTTCTTGATGTTATTACTACCACCACTATCTGTAAAATAAGGCATAATCTCATTAACAAAAACTGCTAATAATTCAGCAATACTTTTACTAGCTGAAGAAGTTTCCATAATTTTCTTCTTTGCGCCTTCCATGTTCTCTACAGAACTTTTTGGTATTTTTTCTATTTTTTCTATCATACTGCCTACATTTTTAACAATATCTACTATTTCAGGAGTAACAGTTGTTAAAGCTTCTGAGAACTTTTGACTTGTTTTTCGCCCTGTTGTTAAATCTTTTACATTGAAATTTTTATCCAGAACATTTATTGTATTTTCAAAGTCTGTTATCATTGAACCAAGTTTTTGTGGTAATTCCATTGCTTTTGACATTGATTCAATCACAGCTGGATTTACTTTTATATTTTGAAAACTGTTTGATATCTGATTGACTAAATTTGACATAGCTTGTGATATTCTTGTCAAATTACCAGAATTCACTACGTCTTCAGCAGCTTGTGAAATTTGTTGAGCCTTTGAACTCGCCCACCAACCAGTTGTTTTAAACAATGGGAGCAATTTATCTTTAAAAGCTTCCAAAGAAGATACAAATGGAGGTATGACACCCATTAAAACACCAAGTTTTGTCTTAGCCGATTCCAATCCTCTTGTATTGATTGGTGATTTAGAAATTTCGTCATAAACAGCAGACATTATAGAAAACATGTCTGCAATTTTTCTTTTGACAGTTTCAGGGTCGATCTTCCCAATACTACCACCAAACCAACCTTTAGGATCAAAAATTGTTTCTAATACTGGGAATAATGATGTTTTGAACATATTAATTGAATCATTAAAACTTCCAGTCAATTCTGCCATGCTTTTCATTTTGCTTGCACCAGATTTCAAATCTGATTCACCAAATGTTCCTAAAATTCCTATTATTCCTTTGATTACTGTAGACAAAGAACTAAACGCATATACAGACAAAGCTAAAGCGCCCGCAGCAAGTAATCCAACAAGGGCAAAACTACCAGCTCCAACTAATATTTGTGCAGAACCTACCGCCAGCATAATCATAGCTGCGCCAATATAAATAGAAGCTTCGCCAAATGACATTATTTTATCAGTAAGATCCAACAGTTGAGTTGTATCAATATACTCAACTGCAAGCATCATTCCAACTAAAGCAAGACCAAATAGTGCAATTCCAGCAATAGCCCATAACATTCCAGCAGAAGCACCAATAGCCTGACTTCCTATCCACAATCCTGCCCAAGTAATTAAAGCTAACCCAGCAGCACCAAGAAGGAATGCAGCACCAAGAACAAATGCACCTAAAAGCAATGATCCAATTATCAATGTTGTATCAAGAATCATTTCGTATGTTAAACCAAGCCCATTAAACGCATAATAACCAACAAGAAAAGCCAATCCAACCAATAATAATCCAGTAACAGCATATAAAAGCAATGGTCCAGCTGTAAAACCTTGAGTTCCAACTGCTGCTGAAGCAGTATTAATCATTAACAAACCTTGCATCGCAGCCCACAATGCAGCACCAATCATCAAAGATGAAAAAGCAATAATAGAAATAATTGCAGCAGCTTCAAGTGCCATGCCACTGGTAAGACCTATTGCCGATAACCCCCATCCAGCAAGAAGAAGCACAGTTCCTATTACCATAATTGCAGCAATTGCTTTGCCTATAGTGTAAATGTTTTTCCCGGCAGTTTCAAAAGCACCAGTTGGAATACCATTAATTAAAGTCAAAGCATAGCTAATACCAATAAGAGCACCAACTACTGACCCAACTGCTATAGAAATTGCTAAAATAGTTAAAGCAGAAGACATTGCTTGAGCTGATGAGAAACCAGCAAGACTTTCAACTGCGCTAATTAATCCAACTAAAACAACACCAAGAGCAAGAATAACTGCTGCATAAGGCGCAATCATAGTTATTCTTAATAAACCTCTACGCATATTAAGCATTGGTATCTTGCCAATTAAATCAACAGCAAAAGCAAAGCCAACCAAAGAAGCTACTAAAACCGCAGTAACTGACATTACTGCGCCAAGTTTGGCAGAAACCATAAGAATTTTGCTTACATCCATATCAAGAGAACTTAACGCCTGATCTACAAATCCTACAATATTTGTAGCAAATTGAACAATGCGTGGTCCAGCAAAATAAAGAATTGTGCCAACTACTGCTATTAAAGCAAGTGTTTTAAGGATATTCGCTCCCTTAGCCATTTCGTACATTGACTTCCAGTCACCACCCATGCCACTGATACCCATACTACCTAGCTGGAATATTCCAGCAATAACACCAATCAGTGCGCCAGCAACCATTAATGTTTCTGCTATTTGGGTAGCACCCTTGATTCCATCGCCTAATCCTAAATCAGACTTGCTAAGTATTTGTTTTACTGTGCTACCAAGAGAAACTGCCAAAGCAACAAGAACAGTCGAAGCCAGCGCCATTACGGCTGTTATTGCCATTATTTTTAATAATTGTTTGCCCATACCCATAACTTTGCCGGTAGTTACGTTATTCTTATCCAAAAGATACATTCCGCCACCAAGAGCAGCCATAACTGCTACTAAACCAATCATCATAATCGTAATTGCAGCAGCACCAGCCATTAGCTCTTCTGGCTTTAAATTAAATTTCTTGACCATTATTCCGGTTATCAACATTAAACCCGTTGCAACAGCTGCTAATGCGATTACAAGACCACCTAATGCCGCAGCATTAGCTAATAAGGCAACATTGATGCCAGCAGGAGGAGGAGGAACCTTTGGTTGTCTTTGTGGTCTTTGTGGCTTTGTTGGATCTGGGGTTGCTGTTGGTTTTTCTCCACCTAATCCTAACATATTAGCAAGGAATCCCATGATTCCGCCAGTTGCTTCAGGTTTGGCTGCATTTGGCTTTGGAGTTTTTTTCGGATCTTTTCTAATTCCAACTAATGTATCATATGATCTGGCGGTATTGATTAACAATCCTGCTCCAACAGTTGTAATAGCAACTGTCATAAATCCAAGTTCACCAACTAGTGCTTTCATATAAGACAAAGCAGTGTTAGAATAAGATCTTAATTGATCATTTAATTCCATCAATGACTGTTGAGCGGCTCTTGCAGGATCTAGTTGAGATTTTTGAGCTGTAGCTAATTCTTTATCTCCAGCTTGTATTTTGGATACAAGCTCTCTTAAACCAACAGGATTTCTGAGAGCATCTTCTATTTCAGAAATATCAATTTTTAATTGGGTTTTTCCAGCTTTAACCAAGCCTTTATTAATTTCATCAATACTTGTTGTTATGCTTGTCCTTGCTGCTTCTATTCCTGATCCAAATGCTCCACCCATTGCCTGAATGTCTTGTTCAAAATCTTTTCTTCTTCTACTGAATATATCCAAAGCTGTTGACATGTCTGAAGCACCTTTAGATGCTTCATCAAGAGCAGTAAGAACTTCTATGCCTTTAGAGGCTTTTAATCGTCTTTCTTCTTCTTTAAGAGCAGTTCTTTCTTCAAGAGTTAAATTCTTTTCACGTTTTTTATTGATATCTTCCAAACGATCAGAAAATGTTTTTCCTGTTTCTTTTGTTGCCTCAATTACAGATCTTAACTGTCCAAGTTCCATGCCAGTGACAGTTTTTAGTTGCAAATTCAAAGTTGTTTTTACGTCATCTGGTATTTGATCAATTGCTTCTAAGCTGTCTACACCAAAATTCTTTAAGACTTGTTCCATACCAGCAGCAAGACTTTTGATTCCTTGTTTCGATTTTGTAAGAGTGCCTTGTTGTAATTCTGAAACTTTACCTGCTGAAGCAGCTGCCATATATAAGAAATTTGCTGTTTGAGAGGAACCTTCAAGTAAAACTTGTGTACTACTCGTTAAGTACTTACTAATTTCACCACCAACATCAGAAACACCTAATTTTTGAAAGTTAGCAGTTAATTCTGTTACATTTGTTGCGGATGATGATGATAATTGTGCAGCGTTTCTTAAATTGTCTACAAATGTTTTACTTGCTGTGATTGCAGACTTAAGAGCTTCTCCAGTAAGACCAGTATTTCTTGCTACATTACGCATTCCCATACCCATGGTAGAAATTTGCACAGTGGACATTCTTCCAGCTTCTGCAAATTCTCTAAATGTTTCATTAAGATCACCAGCACTTAATCCAAGTTGTCTTTCAGTACTAAGTTGTGCTATTGCAACTTTTTGTGCGTCCTTTTGATTTTTTAAACCAGATTTTAAATTTTTCATGTAGCTTTCTTGGAAAGCATCTCTATCCATTCCAGTCTGTGCTACACTTTGATCTATTTGTTCATATGATCTTAAAAGACCTTGTGTTTGTTTTGTTACATTTCCTGTTTCATATGCTGCTTCTCTGATATCACCAATAAATTTGGTTTCTGCACCAATTATAGAAGAAAAAGAAAATGATTCAGAAAAACTTTTGCTTTTTTCACTTAATCCGAAAAAACTTCTTTCTAAATCTTCCAAAAGATTTTTAAGATTCTTTAAACCTTGAAGTTTTAATGTACTTAAAATACCAGCATCGCCAAAGAGTCCAGATTCATAATCAGAAAGTCCAGTACCTCCACCACCGCCACCGCCACCGCCACCGCCACCACCGCCGCCGCCGCCGCCGCCGCCACCAGCATCACCTCCAGTATATTTATCATATATTTTTTCGACTTTTCTTTTGCTCATCAATTTAGCATCTGTTGCTTTGCCTTGCATTTGCAACATGATGTTTTTCAACAGTCTGTGTGACACAATGTCAGCTACATAAATACTACCTTTTTTCAATCCATGCTTTACCAGTTCTTTCATGTCTTTTAAAGCACCATCACCACCTGATTTTCTAAAGTTTTGTTTATCTCTTTGAGCCAATCTTTCATTTAAAGTAAGAAGCTCTTTCATTATTCTGTTTTGTGATTTATCAGATGAAAAATAAGCTTTAATTGCAGCAAGCATTTTTTCAGTTGCTTTTAAATTTTGATCAAATTTAGCAGACATTTTAGACAAAAGACCAGCTAATTCATTTTCTCCGCCTTTTTCTGTGCCTTTAACAGTTTTAACGCTTCCAAGCATATCAGCAGCACTAGGTGCTGCTGAATATTGTTTACCAAGATTGTCTATTGCCATGTTAAACCTTTTTTATCATATCACTAACAGAGGCATTTACTAAATTCGAAATTTGACTTTTAATGTTATCTCTAATTGCTTCTGATTCTTGCGGATCTAAAGCTCTTGCACTACCCATTGCATTTAAAATCAAATTGCAATCTAGAATCTTTAGACTTTTCAGTCCACCTCTCTTATAAGTTCTGTAAGCACTAATTATATATTTATAAGATTTAACATTTTGATAATTAAAATCAGGACGACACGCATTTATTCCACTTCCTTGTAAAATAAATTTGACATCATTAAATGTTAAATAATGTAAGTTCAATCCACTTATGTAGTTATTGCTAACATTTGTTAAAATAACTAAAGGATAAACATCATGTTTTGCAAAAGAATATTGAAATGTTACCAAAGCTCCACGAGAAACAGTTTTTAACGAAGGACCATATTGATTAGATCTTACGTTGTTGGTAACAAGATCTTTAAATAAACTACCATAAGTGTTACGAGCCATTCATCTTCTCTTTAATGGATTTATCTAATAGCATTTTCTTTGTATTATTAATTTCATCATAATCAGGAACTCTTCCAAGTAACTTAGTGTAAGATGGGTTAGGACGTGTTTCTCCCATACTTCCGCCAACAAATTTCTTTGTTACATCAGAATAATCTTGCTTGAATACCTTCTTATAAAGGTCTCCCTTACCAAACAAATTTAGGAAATCAAGAATTTTGGAATGAGGAAGTCTGCTTGGCTTAGTAAGTAAATCATGAATTAAACTTGTTTCATGATTCCTTCCAGAACACCATTGCCCAAGCTTCATAAAATTACCTATTTCTTCCACATCTCCTTTTGGATAACCTTGAGCTAAAAGGAGATTCTTAACCATTTCGACATCGTTGTTGTGCAACAAATATGCAGTTGTAAGAATTTTGTTATTAGGAAGATCGTTTATGATTTCTGTAATGTGACAATTTGGGAAAATTTTCTGTAATAAATTTATTTGTTTTAAATTTTTAAGAAATTGAGTTGGTGAAACATCTTGGTTATCAATACTTGCCAAGTAATAAGATTTAAGTATTTTCCCGTCATATTTTGCATCAACATGTGTTTTCTTTAATACGTCAGCAAATTTTTCTGGGAAATTTTTCTGAGAAGAAAATCTACAAGCAAGATTTGCAATTCTAAAAGGAAGATAAATATCTCTTTTGAATGCTGTTTCTGGCAGCTCTATTGTAACAATTTCTCCTGTTTTGAGGTCATGGGCACCACCGACTGGATCAATTAATTCACCATTGTCTCCATCTGAACTTTTAAGTTTTAGATATAAAGCATTCATGGTGATGTCTCTTGTGTGAGCATCTTCTTCAATGTTTGTTGTAAATCTTGCTTCTGTTGGTGAAAGCATTCTATTTTTTGTATTTTTATTCATTGTGGCAATGTGTGCTTTTTGCATGCCTTTTTGGACAGTTATTTCAATTGGATGATTTTTTTGATCAAATCTAGATGGATAAAATACAAATTCTTTTTGATCAAATTGACCATGACCACTTACTTTTTTAATTGGTGTTTCTGAATTTTTCAGTATTAATATTATTTCATCAGGAGTTGCATCTGTGACTATATCAAAATTTTTGTATGTTTTACCTTTCAAATGATCTCTTAATGCTCCACCAGTCAAGTAAATTGACTTCCTTTTCATTGTTGGTTTAATCATTCCTTTACTTTTATCCATAGTGGTGTAACCAAGATGGACTTTATCGCTATTTTCAAAAGCATCTATAATAGGCTTTAGGAGAGAATTGACAGTTGAATTTACTTTCAACGGTCTAAAATTGATTGATTCCTTGCTGTCTTTCAAGCGTATTTTAGATAAAATCTGTTCGCTCATTATTGTTTAACCCCTAAAATGTATAAAATGTATGCTATTAAAACTGGTATGCTGATATTATAAATAATAACTGCAATATTTTTAATTTGGTTTTCTGTACCAGATTTAAATCTTTTTAAATCGTGTATAAAAGTTTCTAAATCAAAAGCTCTATTGTTAACTTCTTCAATGCTAGCATCAATTTCTTCAAACTTATTTTCAAAAATCATGATCTTTGTTTGCATTTCTATATTTTTTTCAATAATCTTTTCAAATTTATCGTAAATTTTTTCTTGATTCTCAAGTAGAATTTTAACTCTTTCATCAATTCTTGAGGTCATGTCGTAAAGTATCTTTACTCTAGACTCAAGTTCTTCATCAGCAGTTAATTTTCTTGCATTTACCATTAATACTATTTAGAATTTCATACATAAAAATAAAAAAAGAACCCCAATTTAAATGGGGTTCTATAAAAATATAATTTTTATTTAACTTTTTAATTAATTTTCTTATTCGGAAAATTGCCAGTAATATAACCAATTGCTAATGTAGCACCTATTGCAGGATTCATGACACTTACTGTACCAGCAATAAGCCACCAACAAGCGTTATTAAACATGATCGTCTACCTTCTACAAAAAATGTGGATCTACATGTCACCTTTATTCAAGTTGACTCCTTAATTATAGCATGTCACGCAAGAAAGTCAAAAAAATTTCATCGTTTTTTTTACTATATAAGTGATTGGGGTATTTACCCCTAATCTTAAAAAGGCTGGGGTTCATACCCTGAAAAATTATGAGTGACCAATCAATTATTCCGCCGCTTCCAATTGTTATGCCTGAGAACAATCAAAGTTCACCAGTTTCTGATAATGATCTTCTCGATATATATAATGAAATATTAGATGATCTAAGAAATGACAGAAAGGAAGTAGATTCAATTTTAGCTAACTTTGTTGAAATGGTCATGAACGAAGGCGATTCTACTTCATCAAGCAAAGAAGCATTAGTTAATTTGGCAAAATTAAAATCAGATATCGCAATAGGAAAGACTAAAATTGCCGATCTTATGACATCTTTGAAACTTAAAGAAAAGCAAGGATCAAAAATTCAAGCAACACAAAACAATAATATAACGATAACTGATAGAAGAAATTTGATTGATACCATAAATAAATTAACGAATAAGAAGGAAGCAAAAAATGCCGAATTTGATCAATCTTGAAAGCTGGTTGTTAAAAGAACAAGAAAACCCAGCACCGGGACCGGAAGCATTGGCTGGATCAGATCCTTCCAGTCTTCCTCCCGAATCGTTTAATAAAACAACTCAGGTAAGTGTTCCACAGCAAAATCAGCCTATGGATCAACCAACTGCTAATCTTGAAGAACCTAAATCACCAGACATGCCCAAAAGCAAAGACGTGTCTGATTTTAGTTCATGGAAGAATAAATTCTTCAAAGAAAGTATTAAAAACGATCCCAACACATTATTACAAATGATAAATTCTATAAGAGATGGAGAATTATCTTCTTATCAGAAAAAGTTTGTAGAAGACAATTTGCAAATTGTCTTCCTAAGACAAAATGCAAATATTAATAAAGCATCTGGAGAAATGAGAAAGAAAATACGAGATGACTTGGATATGGCTAATCCCGGCACATCTCTTGCAAATCACTTTTCTTCTGTTCTAAGCACAATGCCAGAACTTATTAATACTTTTATAAGAATTTCTGGACTGGGAAGTAACAAAGCTGATCTTCATAGAAAGTATATTGCATCTCTGATCGGAGCAATTCAAGTTGGATCTGGAGCACAACAAGAAGATATTATTTACAACGAAAAAACATTTTCAATTAGAATTTCTACTAGATTTAATAGTAAATTTGGTTTGATTGATGTTGGTCGCTGGACCCTTCAACAAGATGATCCACAGAAGTATTTGGCTGAACCAGAATTAGAAAAATTAGACTCTGGAGCACCTGAAGAAAAAAGAGTTTTAAGGCATAGAATTATTGTTGAATCAATAGCAAACTCTTTTGAGAAGAGAGTTTTTGTGACCAATGTGCTTGCTGATAATGGCACTGTTTACTTTGTTGGAATGGATCTGTCAAATATTCTTAGAAGTGGATATGACAACGGTGTTTTCAATGTTCAATCATATCAAAATGATGCATCAGAAGCATTATTTGATACAGATGGTAATTTGGTAACACTTCAAGATATAAAAATTCAGTATGAAAAAGAAAGTGGAGAAATGGATGAGAACGGTAGTCCTGTGAAAGATAGGACTGAATTCTTAGTCAAGAAGGATGGTATTTTATTCATCAATGCTTCTCTTGAAACATTGATGGATGCTGCTGGCAATGTCAATGGATTAAATGTCAAAGAATTACCATTTAATGGCAATCCAAGTGATTTGGTTAGTCTAACACGTTGTGTTCCTTCAGCACCTGAAATTATTTTAAGGAACTGTTGATATGATATTATTCAATGAATATGTTAACAGGCATCATTTTATGGCGAAGAAAAGACTTCGCCTATTGAGGCGTGTATTAGAAAAAGACGGTCTTGAAGTTGAAGATTTTACTCATGATAATCAAGACCCTTATATATTTGTTTATTCCTATCCAGTATCCACTACGTTCCAAGGTGTAAGATTTTACATGCATGGAGAAATATTAGCTTTCAGGACACAAAAGAAGCCCGAAACGCAACCATACGGCGAAGCTTACGAACTTGATGTACAAACAATGTTGGTTGATGTATTTGAAACAGAAGATGACAAATCTGAAAAGCATATTACGAAAATTTTGATGAAGTTGATTAGCAGAGAAGTTAGAAATCATTTTAAGAAAGAAAAGGTTGCAGAAGAAGAATTATTGACAGGACAGATCAGTAATGCTAAAGATGCAGCTGGACAGATAGTGATTAGAAACACAGGAACTGATTACAGTAACACGGTGTTCAGTAAATTCAATTAAGGTGAGAAATGATAAACTTTTTTGATTTTATTAATGAATCAATTCTTGGGAAAAAGCTTGATGATTTTTTATCAAGCTTTCCTTTTTCAAATAATACAATAATTGTTTTTGATGTTGAGACAACTGGATTTAATCCTCGTTTACCACATGTTCAAATTACAGAACTTTCTGCCATTCCTGTTGATTTAAAAACTGGCGATCTTGGAGATCCTTTCGTTAGAAATATCAAATTAAATCCTGAAACATTAAAGAAAATGGAACATGAGAAAGAAAACCCTGTTGTTCAAAAATCAAGAGTAATGTCAGTTGCGGATGTGTTAAAGTTTCAATCATACGATATTGAGTCGTCCACACATGATGAAGTTGATGCTGCTGTTGATTTTAAGAATTATGTTGAGTCACATTCAAATGTAATTATGGTTGCTCACAATGCAACATTTGATATGAGTTTTATTAATGGATTATTGCAGAGAGAAGGGATTGATAGAATCAAAAGACCTGTTATTGATACTTTCAAGCTTGCCAAAGTTTATTTAGAACCAATTTTAAACATTATGGCATCTGGTGGAGATGCTGCTGGTTTAGCTATTTTGGAGAAACTGAAAGATAAATCTGGATATGTTAGAACAACATTATCATCTTTAGGATCAGCATTTGGAGTTGCAACGCAAGGCAGTCATGTGGCAATTAATGATGTAATACAAACTGCAATTTTGCTTAAGAAAATTATTGAATTTATACAGGAACATTACCACAAATTGGATCAAGAAGTGGTTCAGTCAGCTTTTGATTCATCCAAACGAAATTGGCAAAAATTTAAAAAGAAAGTTAATCTTCAAAGAAGAGGAATTGAACTAAAAAAATAAATTTAAGGTAAATTTGTGATAAAAATATTAAGAGAAAATTCTTGTTACGAAATAAATAATAATATTCCTTTAGAATATCGTGCTCCTAAAGAAATTCTTTTAACTGGAGGAATTGGCGATTTAATTGCACTTGATAGTCATTTCCCAAGAATTTGGCATTTTTCTGTTGAAAAAATTGTTTTAGCAACAAGGGTCGCCGATTTTGTTTTTAGTTTATACAAAAATAAACTTTTTGGTTTTAAGAATGCAAAAGTAGAAATTATTCGCACAAACTATGCTGATCCAATTCATAATATTAATGAGTTAAGAAGAAAAACTAATTATAAAAATTCTCCTAATCTTTTAGATTGTAGCATAGCAAAAATATTTCCATTTATTAATAGAAATCAGCTTCCTTATTTCAAAAGTTCTCTTTTTAATATTGAACAAAATTTGGATAAGTTTAATTTGCCAGAAAAATATATTGTTATTTGTCCTATTACAAATCACGATAGTATTTGCTCTCGCTCTGGCTCAAATTTAATTCCCAAAAGACCACCAAGGAATTTTGAGAGTGAAGAATTAGAAGCAATAAATTTATTTTTAAATAATAAAAAAATTAAAGGAGTTGTTTTGCATAATGATAAGATTGAAAATTTAGATGAAAATAATATAATTAATTTAACTGGTGAAACAAAATTCATAGAGAGCATAGGCATTATTAATAATGCATCTGGTTTTATAAGTATAGATTCTTGTTTAGCTGTTTTGGCTTGCCAAATATTTAACAAAAATGAAATATTAATTAAATCAAATAATAAACAATATTATGACAATATAAAACCATATACAAATCCTTTAAATACAAATGAAATGATTGTAAGAAATATTTGTGAAAATAATTTTATTTATAAAAAGAGAAATGGACTAATAATAGTTCGATGATAAAATTAAAACATTGTAATTTTAACAGTTGGTATAATTGTTTGCAAAATAAAGAATTTATTTATTCAAACGAAGGAATCGGAGATACAGTTATTAGTGTAAATTTCGCCAAACATAGAAATACAGGAATAATAAGATATTACGACAATGATTATAGAAATAAATTTATTGATGAATATTGTAAATTAATCGGTGTTTCCTATTACTTGATTGATAGAAAAGAAACTGATGCAATAATAAAAAATAATAATTATAAAAAAATATATCAATTTAATTTTCATAATCATTACAACATACCAAACAAAGACGAAATAATGAGTAGCATTTACATGATGAATCATGGATTCATTAAACAAAATGATTGCGATCCAAACACAATTTTTATTTGTCCTATGGGATCAACTAATATCGATATGAGAAATAGAAGATTTATGGATAAAAATTATTTTTATCCAATGGTTGAAAATTTAATAAGAAAAAACAATAAAATATATTTTGTTGGAATAGAAAAAGATATACAAGAGTACGGATTTATAGATGGAACTAAATGGATTAATACAAATTATATTATTCATAATTCAAATGACAAAGAAAAAATAAATATTTCTACTTTTTTACAAATGGTTGCAAATGCTAAATTAGCAATTGCTGCACCAACATCGTTTCCATTAATTTCTTCAATGTTTGCTATTCCGACACTAACTCTGCATAGATACAATGCTTCCAATCACCCAGTGACAAGTAATGGAAACGATAATTTTCATTATCATTTTTATAATACAAAATGGTATAAAACTTTAAGAATGGTTTCTTACCAAGAAATAATCTCTCATATAGACAATATGTAAATCAAGAAAGGTCTGTAATGTTACTTATTAAAAGGAAAGAATTAAAAAGATTTGATCAAATTTTTAATAGTATTCAATCTGATTTTGAATTTTGCCTTATGGGAGAAGGTAAAACAAAAACTGTATATGATGAATTTATAAGTATTGGCAAAAAAGGAATTACTGCTGAAATCGGCGTTTTCATGGGTTTTACATCAAAAGTCATAGCCCTTTCAAATGGCGGAAGTACACATTTTTGCTACGATACCTTTGAAGGAATAGCACATGTTAATTCCCAAATTGATGTCCACCAAAATGGAGAATTTTCTTGCAGTCTTGAAAAAGTAAAACAAAGTATTAATTTGCCAAATGTTATATACAAAAAAGGAACATTTCCAGAAACATTTGCAGAAAGCAATTTAGAATTTATATTTGTACATAGCGATACTGATACTTATCATGGAACTAAAACAACATTTGATAATTTTGCAGAGATTATGTGTATGGGTGGTAAAATGTTATTTGATGATTATAAATGGAAAAATTGTCCCGGCGTAGAAAAAGCTGTACATGAATTTCTAAATGTAAATAATAATTTTTCTTTTAAAGAATTTACGCACCAATGTGTCTTGACAAAAATCAAATGACAGAACTTTTAACATTCTGTCATTTGATTTAAAATTATAATTATCCAACTATCCAGCTATCCAGCTTTTAATTTTTGTAACAGCAAATTCATACATCATTTTAACCCACATTGGCTGAGGAATAAGATTCCAACCAACCAACAAACCACAACCGAACCAAAACATTGCTTCCATCATGGTACACCTCCAAATGTATATATTATTACTCCTTTATTTTCTTCTCAAATCAATTAACGGCTAACAGTTATTGAAAACGGTATTGCGACAGAATTCAAACTAGGATTTTGATTAAGTTTTTCAGTTTCATTGACACCAATTTTGAAATTAGTAGTTTTATGAAATGGGGAATGAAACTTGTAATTTTGTTTGATATGAGAAAATAAAAATTCTTCACCAAATGATGGTCCGTCTGTCATATCTTTAGAAAAAGAATATCCTAATGCTCTATCAACTGCGTCTCCTATTCTATATTGATATAGGTCTGACCAAGACATTACATCTTCTTTGTTCATTGGTCTGTCATTTCTTGCAATTGTAACAAAGCCTGAAACAGTTACTTTGCCTGATTGATCATAATCTATTTTTTTGAAAATTATTTTTGACTGTTCAGCGTTTTGACCCCATGAAAGCGATGCACCCGTAAATCTGTTTTTAAATGCATTAATTGCTCTATTTTCTTGTGCGCTTTGTGATTGTACTTGTTGTACCTGTGCATCAGGTATAGCTGAATCACCAGCATTTTGAGGAAGCGCACCAATCGCACCAAGACCTAATGCTCCAGCAAGAGCAATATTTCTTCCCTGCCTTGCAGCAAAACTAGCTAAATCACTAACCATATTCTTCAATGAAGAATTGGAAGATCTAGCTAAAGAATTGCTAAATATTTTCTTGACAGACTCGCCACCAGAAGAAAGAGCTTGTTTTACTTTCGGTTCAAGTTTAGTAGCAATGTCTTTCTCTTCATTGTCTAATAATCTAATTTCTATTTTTTTGTCAGCCTGATTAAGCTCACTTACGTTCCTTATAACTTCTTGTTTAAATATTTTAAAGAATGTCTTAGTAGTGTTTAAATCAAAACCTTTTGTAATTTCATCTTTAAAAGCATCGACGGCTTTTGATAAAACATAACCAGAATTATACATACGATAAACTTGGAGTGCTTGGTATGGAATTTCAAAATAATAGTTCAGAATGTCATTTATAGTATTCTTATCATACTTGTTTTGCTCAAACTGTTTTCTTAATGTTTCTTTCATGTGAATTAAAGATAAAGCATTTCGTGCAGAATTGGCAAATTCTTGTGTATCTTGTACTGTTTTTAATATCGTTACTATTCCTGTAAATATAGTTTTAGGACTAAAAGTAAGAGCAGCATCCACTAGTTCAACAACATTGCCTCCCAATTTTTTTGCACCAGTACCAGCAGCAGCAGTTGTTATATCAGCAGCATCTCTACTTCCTGCGCTTGAACCTGTTAAAGCTCCAAATACTGGTCGGAATCTGTCCAATAAAGATTCTTTCAAAATAGATTCTGATCTACTAAACCAGTCTACTATAGCTTCCATGTAAATGACATCTTCTGTCAATACACTAATTCTTTCCTGCTCTACAAAAAAACTCTTAAAAGATTTGGTTTTCATTGTTGTCCTTAAGTACATTCAATCATTTTTCTTTCGCCGTTTTCAATTATTTCTATATATTCACGCCAACTTAAAGTTTTATGCCTTCTGATAATTTTTATTTGACCAGCATGAACTTTTCTATGACAGTTAGAACACAATAAAACGCAATTTTCATGGTCATATGTGCCTTTATTTGCCCCTTCATGAATTCTATGAATGTCTAAGGTAGCAAGATTGCTCTCACCACATAAAACACATTTTCCTCTAGACAATTTGTATGTTTTTTTGTTTTTAATTCTCATAGTTTAACTAAATAAATGTATAACAATTTATTTATGGGTAAAACATGAAAAAAGAATTATTAGATATCATGGAATCAATTAAATCAAAATTGAATGAATTAGAATCGAAAATAAATTTAATTGAAGAAACACAACCAACTGCTATTGTTCCAGAACCAATTCCAGAACCAATTCCAGAACCTGTTCCAGAACCTGTTCCAGAACCTGTTCCAGAACCAATTCCAGAACCTGTAGTAGATCCATTATTGCCTTTGAAGAATTTTGTTAATTTACAAGAATGGGTTGAAGCTGTTCCTCCAGACCTTATTTGTGACGAAACAAGCCATGAAGACAAAATGGATAGAGCAAGAGGAATTAGAGATATTTTTTATTCTGGATATGCTTTTGAAGGAAAGAAAATATTGGATCTTGGGACAGGCTACGGTCATTTAGTAGAAGCAATCACAGAAAGAAATCCAGCTTTTGTTGTCGGATATGATATAAGAAATGAGTTTCAAGTTGGAAACAAAAGCAATTCTTTGCTCACAACTTCTTGGGACGATGTAGTTAACAATGGTCCTTATGATTTGATTTATCTTTATGATGTTCTTGATCATGTGGAACATGATTCTCCAACAGGAGTAATGAACGCCGCAAAATCGGTTCTCGCTGATAATGGTGTTATCAGAATACGTTGCCATCCACTGATTTCAAGACATGGCGGTCATACTTACAATAAAGTAAATAAATCTTATGCACATCTAATTCTTACAAGAGAAGAATTGGCTTCATTAGGTCATGATTTTAAAAATTACCCAACACAAAAAGTTATATATCCAATGAAAATGTATCGAGGACTTATTGCTGGTGCTGGATTAAAAATGATT